ATTCCGAGGGGTTGTGAGCTCCTCCGTGTTCTTGAGATTCACAGAGGTAGAGTTCCTTAAGAGACTCCCTGAAGTGTCGCGCCACCTTAAGGCGGCCCTTACAGGGATGCCCCAGACCTCCAAGGGAGGCTGGGAGCTCAGGAGCTCTACCCTTCTTCGTCGCAAGCAGTCGTTGTTTGCGGTAAATGGTTCTCGCACACCGTGCGAGCCTGTTGAACGAAGAAGGATCTACAGAATGCTGGCTCATAACCCCATTACCCTTCCTGACGAACTCCTTAAGACTTGGTGGACGGAAACTGTCCACCCCGCTACCCTCTCGGTTCAAGAGAGCATAAGCTTCGCAGAACACGAAGCCAATCTTAGAGCGGAAAGACTTAGTCTTATGGAGTTCGCTTCCTACTGCAGAGGCTCTCTGCGCATAGGAAGAGACGTTCGATTCATGAGTCACAGCAGCCAAATCATCTCCGCAGATGATTCTGGCTGGACCGAGCAAATGACTCATCCAGTGGTTGAGAAGACTGAGTATGATGAACGAACACGGAGTCCCCATAAGGGATCCTCTGCGTTTCGGAACCTCAATCATCCCATCGACCACTTCGAACGTCCTCGAAGCCCACTCCCGTGTTGTTCCAGACAAGTCCGACAAACGGTAGCGGACATAATGCGGTTGGTCACCAAGTCCGAGAGACTCTCGGAGTTCCGAAGCCATGAAGGCAGGCAAGCCTGCACTTCTAAGCCCGTCAATGACTGCACCAATCGCATCATGTCCGAACCCGTCTGTGGCACAAGTAAGATCGGCAGAAAGCCAAATCTTGCTGTCATGCATGGAAGCCGACAACCTCTTCAAGATGTCCTCCTCCGTATGCGGTGCGTACGGAAGAATCTGAGGGACACGCTTGAGGAGCGCCGGCCAGACGACCTGTCTTACAAGGTCGCCACGAGCAAACACGTGAGCGGGTGGGAGGGTAATTATCCTTGCCTTCATCCCCAGTTCAGCGATGACGCTGGCCGAATGAACAACTCTCTTCCCTACGCTGTCACGCAACAACTTGCTAGTCGCATACAAGATGTTACGCTCAGCACTTACAACGGGAGGGTAAGAGTGAAATTTATCGGCCGCCAGTCGCTTACTGAGCCTACGCTCGAGAGCGGCAGCAAGTGGGGACGGTTCCAACATGGCTCCGCCGGCGCGAGGTCCTCCACCTCTACGACGGCCCGCAAGTACCTCTGCCCAGGCTGGCCTGGCGAGATC